GCAGCGCCAAGGTGTGGCAGGAGCCCAGCCAGAAGTCGAGGGCAACGAGTACTATGACCCTAAAGAGGTTAAGATTTAGAGCCAAACAGCAACCACGGAACACGAGAGGCAAAGATGCATGTAGATACGGACAAGTTGGACGACTCCTATTCGGCGCTGGGCGTCGAAGAGGTTAAGCGCCGACTCGCGCTGGGCGTGTACTCGCCCGCGAAGGCTCAGTACATGCAATGCCTGGTCGATAACGACGCAGGCAACAACAAAGAGCTTGACGGCGGCCAGCAGGGCGAAGTCGAAGCTCTCAACACAGACGATAAGGAGTCTGAATAATGGCTAACGCCGACGTACAACGGGGCCTCGTCCCCGTCAGAACCATGTCTGGAGCCCCCTACTCCGGGCAGGTCCAGACATACCTAGCCACTGGCGCGACCGGGGACATCTTTGTGGGCTCCCCAGTCCTACCTGGCGGGGATAGCGGCACGTTTAACGGCCAAACATACCCGACTTGTGCCGGTGGATTCGCGACTAGCAACGGTATCTTGGGAGTCTGCGTGGGCGTTGAGGCGGTCACGCGCGAGTCCCCCGTATACCGTGCGGACAGCACCGACCGGCTAATAAAGGTATGCACCGACTCGTCTATGCTTTACCGGGTGCAGGACAGTCAGACAGTCGATGCAAACGCCGTCCTATCGACTGAGATCGGCATGGTTGCCGACTTGACCTCCGACGGCGGTAGCACCACCAATGGACGCTCAAGCATCGAGCTGGACGGCAGCACTGCGACGGCAACCTATACGCCAGGCACCTCCGACTCTGACGTTGAGATTGTAGGGATCATGCAAAATCCGGGCAACGCGATAGGCGGGAGCGCTGATTACGTTGTGCGACTGCTAAATCACGTACACGGATCAAATTACAACCGGTTTAGTGGCAACTAGAGCCTAAGCCTTGACGCAAAACGAGTAGAACAAAAGGAGTACGGCCAGTGCCCGTAATTACCTCAGGAGCCCACCCCGCAGCCATGTGGCCAGGTGTGCACAAGTTTTTTGGCATGGAATACAACAAGCACCCCGTCTATTACGTCAAAATCTTTGACGTAATGGAGTCAAAAAAGCAGTACGAAGAGGACGTTGTAACGACAGGCTTCGGCCTTGGTGAGCTTAAGCCACAGTCTCAGTCAGTGGTCTACGACGAGCACACCCAGGAGGGCACGCGGCGCTACAACCACGACACTTGGGGGCTGGGTTACATCGTGACCAAGGAGGAGCGCGACGATAATCTATACCTTAGTCGCTCCTTTAAACGAGCCAAGGCTTTGGCTCGGTCGATGCGCACGACTCAGGAGATCAACGGCGCAAACATTCTTAACCGCGCCTTCAATGCTACGTATGCTGATGGTTGGGATGCAAAGGAACTTTGCGCAACCGACCACCAGACACAGGGCGGCATCTCGTCTAACGAGCTATCTACTCCAGCGGACTTGAGCGAGTCCTCAATCGAGGATTTGTGCATTAATATTAGTCTTATGGATGACTCGCGCGGACTCAAGGCGGCTATCAGGCCCAAGTGCTTGATTATACCGTCCAACCTGCGATTTGACGCGCACCGGATTCTAAAATCTGACCTCCAGGCGGGCTCGTCAAGCGACTCCACCAACACTAATGCAACTAACGCCCTGAAAGATATGAATACTTTTCCGGATGGCATTTGCGTTAACCCTTACCTGACAGACACAGACGCATGGTTTATAAAGACCGACGTTGATGCGGGCCTGCAGGTGTTTGAGCGCAGGCGTATGGCGTTTACGCAAGACAATGACTTTGACACCGACAACGCCAAGGCTAAGGCAACTCAGCGCTATTCTTTTGGCTGGTCTGATTGGCGCGGATGCTTTGGTAGCCCAGGTGCCGCCTAAATCATAGGCCAGGACATTGGCCGTGCGCGTCCGTGGTGGGCCGCACGGCTATTTGGTTAACATAGGGTAGGCATACGATATGGCGGACACGGTAAAAAGCGCAGTGACGACGGACGGGCCAAGAAATTACATTGTCACATTGACTAATGAGTCGGATGGTACGGGGGAGTCTAAAGTCGCAAAAATCGATGTGTCGACACTAGCTCCTCCCTGCGAGACGGTACGTATAGACCGAATTGTTTTTTCAACTCATGGCATGGCGGCATCGCTTTACTGGGATGCCACTGCAGATGAGCTTATTGCTACACTCCCTGCAGACACGGCAGATGACTTGATTTTCGGCGATGCCGGCCTGCAGAACCCGAAGCCTACAGGATGGACGGGCGATATATTGGTATCGACGCATGACCACACGGCAGGAGACAGCTACGCAATACAGGTGCAGTGCACTAAGCAAGGTGTATCAAGGGGCTAGAGTATGGGCCAAGCCGACTATCTGGCGCTAGGTGAGCACAATTTTATTTGCGACCAGTGTGGAGACAAGCGCAAGTCCCGACACAAGCGGCGCCAATGGGATGGCCTCATTGTGTGCCCGGACTGCTACGACCCTAGACACCCACAGCAGTATGTGCGCGGCGTTAGGGACGTGCAGGCGGTGAGCAATCCACGGCCTGACAGCGTAATTTTTAAGGCCCGGACTCGATACGTATTTATCGGAGCGGCCAGGCCCGTGCGGTTTGAGTCCCTGGCCCCAGAGATTAACGCCAATCGCAATATCGAGATTGCGACGGCGTCTATAGTCTACACCGGACAACAGCCGGAGATTAACGCCAACCGCAACATTGAGATTGACTCGGCGTCGGTAATCTACGCCGGGCAGGCGCCAGCGCCTAGGTTTGGGCTCAATACCGAGATACCATCGGCCTCCATTGTGTACACTGGGCAGGTGCTCCTGCTCAAGTTCGGCCTCAACTTCGAGGTTGGCCCCGCAGCCATAACCTACACTGGGCAGGTGCCTGACGTTAATGCAAACCGCAACATTGAGATTGCACCGGCGTCGGTCACGTATGCAGGACAGAGTCTTGCTCTCAAGCTCGGCCTCAACTTTGAGATTGCGACGGCGTCTATAGTCTACACCGGGCAGCAGCCAGAGGTTAACGCTGCCCGCAATATTGAGATTGACTCGGCTGCGATATCTTACACCGGGCAGCAGCCGGAGGTTAACGCCGCACGCAACATTGAGATTGGCGCGGCGTCGGTCACCTACGCCGGGCAGCCGTTTGCGGTCTTAGCTGGGATACTAATAACCACAGACGGCGCAGCCATAACCTACACCGGCCAGGGCGTGGCAGCGACCAGGACGGTGACTATACAGACGGGCGCGGCTGCGATATCTTACACCGGACAGGCCCTAGAGGTGTTTAGCCAGCTACCGTATGGTGACGGCGCTGGGACTGTTTACGACGATGGCACATCAATATACGAGGACGAGTAAATGGCAGCGGATGCTTGGAAGATTTACAACGGCGCTAAAGAGTACATTGGAGACGGAACTATAGACCTGGATGCTGGAGACGGATTTTTTGCCGTTATCCTAGCCACCAGCTCTTATACACCATCGCTGGCCCATGACGCCTACAGCAGCGTCTCGGCCGCTGAGGTGGCCAACGGTAATGGCTACACCACAGGGGGCAACGCTCTGGTGTCGTCAACGTGGACCAACTCCAGCGGCACGGTCACATTCGACAGCAATAATCCTACGTGGACAGCCTCCGGTGGGTCAATCGTTTGCCGATACGCCCTCCTTGTCCATGTCGCAGCAGGCACAGGTTTAGTGCAGAGCACCGACAAGCTCATAGCCTACAGCTTGCTTGACAATACGCCGGCGGACATCACGGTGGCGGACACAGACGTGCTGACCATCGAACTAAATGCAAACGGTTATTTCCAAGTCAGTGGCGGGACCTAATGGCGACAAGTGGCTCGATTGATTTTACATTGACCGCAAGGCAGGTCATAGCCTACGCCTTGCGTAAACTTGGCGTGTTGGCGGCTGGTCAAGCCCCGTCCGCCGAGGACGCGGACGACGCCATGGAGGAGCTCAACGTGCTCATCAAGACCATGCAGGTCGATGGGCCTAATCTTTTTGGCATCGACGTAACAGGCAGCCAGGCCATAGTGGCGGGCGTGGGCAAGCTCGACCTAACCACGCAACAGCCACTGAGGCTGCTGGAGGTGAGGTATAAGGATGTTAACGGCCGCGAGATAGCCATGACTCCCTTGACTCGCGTTGATTACTGGGAGCTCCCCAACAAGGGCTCCACAGGTGTACCTACAAGCTATTGGTTTCACGAGAATTCGAAGGATTATGCTATCTATCTGTGGCCGGTCAAGGCCAACGTCACAACGGAGTCCATCGAGTTTACTTTCCAGCGCAAGTTGGAGGACGTGGACAGTCTGGACGATCATATTGACGTGCCAGACCACTGGCTTGAGACCGTGGGCTATATGCTGGCGCGCTCCCTTATCGTCGATTATGGCGTAACAGGAGAGCGAGCCGCCCGCATAACAGCCAAAGCAGCACAGCTGGAGCAGGATGCGCGCGCATTTGATCGAGATCCGGTGGTGGAGATGCGACCAGATGAGAGGTATGGTTAGGTGGTTGATATAAATTTTGGCCGCCAATCTAATAAGGGCCGTGACGAGCTTGTGTCAGGCGTGGCAAATGTCAATTGCTACGTCGATGACCAGGGGCCGGACGGTAAGGGGCCTCAGCCCGTCTACTGTGTGCCGGGCCTAACGCGCTGGGACTCCGGCGCATGGCCGGGCGCGAGTCGTGTCTTGCAAAAGCTCAACGATTCGACATTTTACGCACTGTTAGGGACTCAGCTCGTCAAATACACGGCCGACGCCGGATCGGTCCAGATTGGCTCCATCTCGGGCACCAAAAACGCCTTTGCCGCGACCAATCAAGCGGCTAGCCCCGAGATTGGAATCGTCACTAATGACAACCAGTTTATTCTGCTAGATAGCAGCACGGATACCGCCGCCGCAAGCCTAGCCACCACGCCAGAGCCTCCCACATCCATCACCTTTCTGGATGGCTACTTTGTTTTGTCCGGCACAAGTAAAATATTCCACACAGACCTTAACGACGGCAACACCATCGACCCCCTAGCATTCGCGACTGCTGAATCAAGCTCCGACGAACTGTTAAGGGTCATTGCTCACCGTGGCTTTGTCTATGCCTTTGGCGCGGACTCGATCGAGATTTGGCGCAACGCAGGCACAGCGCCCTTTGCCTTTGCCGCTGAGCAGGCAGATATTAATATAGGCTGCTTGTCTGCCCATAGCATAGTTGAGGTGACTGGTGGGGTGCGCTTTGATGTCGGACTCGTCTTTGTCGACAATAACGGCAGTGTGCGAATAATTAACGGTACATCGCACCGCATAATCAGCAACGGGGCAGTTGACCGGGCGATTCAGAGCCTAACGCGGGAGCAGCAGCAAGAGATACACGCGATCCACTACTGGTTTCACGGCCACGAGATGGTTGCCCTGAAGTCGGCTGCATTCACTTGGGAGTTTGACCTGACCACGGGAGTCTGGCATGAGCGCCGCTCCCCAGGGCTTGATCGGTGGCAGGCACAAAATGGTATCTTTTTCAACGGCCTCTATCTAGTGGGCAGCGAGGCCGACGGGCGAATCTTTCAAATAAATCCGGAGGACTACCAGGAAAACAGGGAAAATTACACAATGGAGGCGGTTAGCCCGCCAATCCATTCATTTCCGAACACCGGCGTTGCGTCCTATCTCCAGCTAGACATGGTCACGGGCGCAGGCCAAACCTCGAGCAATGAGGATACCGCCAACCCCAAAGTGGTAGTGAGCGTGAGCCACAACGGTGGTAAAACTTACGGGCACGAGTATGTGCGGGAGATAGGGCGAGTCGGAGAGACCAAGCAAACCGTGCGAATCAACAGGCTAGGCCATATCAGCCCCAGAGGTATCAGTATTAAAGTAGCTAGCTCCAGCGCCGTGCTTCGTGGTATCATTAGGGCAGACCTGGGAGTCGAGAAGTATCATGGCCTCTAAAACAATCATCGCGCCGTTCAGCTCACGTCCTATTCAGGGGGGGTGGTTTTCTTTGGAGTGGGCCGCGTTTTTTAAAGATTTGGAAAGAGACCAGGTTGCAACCCTGTCCCCAATGGACAGCGGTACTACCTACACCAATGACGAGCTCAGGGACTATGTGCTGGAGATTCGTGCAGCATTGGTCAATAACCGTGAGGTGCAAGAGTAATGGGATTTTTATCTGACATTTTTGGCGGTGATTATAAAGACGCCGCCAAGGCTAACACAAAAAGATCTAAGGAGCTCAGGGAGCGTGGCCTTGACCGCTTTGCGCCGTTTGTTCAGGGTGGCGCCGGCGCTCTGCAGCAATACAACAACTCCATTGGTTTGGGCACTCCAGGCTCCGAGCAGCAGTTTTATAACGACTTCCAACTTAGCCCCTCTCAGAAATTTTTGCAGGACACGGCCGGCCAGGCCATTAACAGGGGCGCGGCGGGGCGTGGGATGCTCAATAGCGGCAACACCGCAGACGCCCTAGCACGGCAGCAGCTTTTGCTGGGCAATCAGTTCCTTGAGCAACGGAGGGGGCACTTTCAAAACGCGCGTAATTTTGGCCTTAGCGCTACAGGCAGCCTACAAGATGTAGACGCGCAAGGCATCTCTGGTATCAACACGGGGCGCAACCAGTTAGCCAGCGCCCGAGTCGGATTTGCACAGGGAATCGCAGGGACCGCAGCCAACTTGGCAGGTAATGCCTTTAGCCATTTTAATAAAAAACCGGGAGGCGGCAACTATTTCTAGGCAACGCCGAACACGGAAAGTCTTTATAAAGACCAGGAGCATGCCCGCTGAATACGCCAGCGACGCCATTAACGCCCTTGCTGTGGTGATGCTAGTTGCGTTTGCCGCAATAGAAGAAATATACTACGCAGTACACCTAGCGGACGCCGCATCTAGGAATCAAGTGGACTTAGATTTGTTGATCCTACTCAAAAGGCTGGGTTTTTAAATGAGCTATTTTAACCCAAGTAAGATTTTTTTTGATGCCTACCACGGCAATCAGGACAGGCTCCAAAAGCAAGAGATGGAGCAGCGCCAGATGGGCTTGCGCGAGCAGCAAGCCAACATGCAAGGGCAGTTGCAGCGGTTTAAGTTGGGTCAGGCTCAAAACGCCTATGGCCAGCAGCAAGCAGCCACAGGTCACCTCAAGACCGCCGGTCAGCATATGGCCGGGGGCGACTTGCAAGCAGCCCGCACCCACCTGTTGCAGCAAGGGATGCTCAAGGAGGCCGGGCAGCTGCAAAGCCAGATAGCCTCAGCCGACTCGCAGCAACTAGCCTCAGCCAACGCACGGGCCGAAAAGCAAGCGCGCGTGTTGTCTGCTATCCAGACACCTGAGCAGTTTGAGCGAGCAAAACAAGCGCTGGGCATAGATGCTCAGTACACGTTCGAGGACCTACCGTTTTTGGCCAACCAACACCTATCAGTGGCGGATCAGATAAAGAGCCGACTCAAGGCGCGTGAGCTGGACATAAGGCAGCAGGCAGCAGCTCCCAAGCAGCGCCCAGACGCTATGGCGCAAGTAAGGTACGGGCAGCAGCTCTTACAAAATGTGCCCAAGACACACGGCGGCACGACGTTTGAGGCAGCCACAGGACCCATGCAGGGGCAGGACAATCCGGGCTACTTTGCTGGCGCCGCACAATCGGCTGGCAACTTGCTTAACTACTTTGCGGGCGATGGCAGCACGTACGGCGTGCGCTCCGACATTAAGGGCGCGGTTAAGTCCCTGACAATGAGTCTCAAAGACCATGTGCATGACAAGGGCACTTTTACAGACTCCGACTTTGTGCAGCTCGAGCAATCCATAGCGGCAGACCTAGCCCAGTCGACATCAGTCGAGGAGTATAATAGACGCGTGCAAGGCATTTCGGACCGTGTAAAGATCTTTCTAAAAGGCGGCGGCGTCGACGATATGACCGCCAGCAATGCCGCCGCAGGCGTAGCCGGTGCCATGGCTGGCGGTGGCAATGCGGGGGCTCCACAGCAAGTGCCCGACTTTAATCCGGACGACCCACTTGGAATCTTCTCGCCATGAATGAAAAATTAAAAACGTCGCTGGGAGCGATTCGGCAAAAATACCCGCAATACGCGGGAGTAGACGACTCAACCATCGTCGAAGGCTTGTACAAGACCAAGTATGCGCCCAAGGGCATGAGCCGCGAGGAGTTCAATCTCCGATCCGGACTCGCGCCGGAGACAGAGCAGCGAAGTGGCCTCAATCAGTTCGCAGAGTACGCGGTGAATCCGTTCAGCTTGCGCGACGAGATGGCGGGGCTTGGCGGCGGCGTGGGTGAGATGATCGACCAAGGCAAGCTCAGCTTGGATGCGTTCAAGAGCGGCTACAATAGGGCTAGTGCGTACCAAAAGGCGCGCATGAAAATAGCCGAAGAAAAATACGGCATAGCGCCACGCATCGCTGGTGACGTACTCACCATGGCACCTGCCGTCACGGCAGCAGTCCCGACGCTAGCTCAGCGCCTGCTTGGATACGCAGCGGGCGGGGCCGCTATGGGAGCGGGCGAGAGCGAGGGCGGATTGGCCGACAGGGCCGTAGGAGCCATCAAGGGGGCAGCTGGTGGTGCCGCGATTGGCCGGGCAGGTGAGGTGGTGCTACCTGTCGCCGTTGGTGCAGCAAAGACCGTCGCACAAGCCGGGCGCTCGATGATTGGGGCCGGCAAGAGTTTGAGCGGGGCTAACAAGCCCACAGGCGAGAGACTCCTTAAGGCAATTAAAGATTCACAAATGACGCCAGCCGAAGCCTTAGCCAAATACGAGACAGGGCAAGCGGCTACCAAGCACGGCCGGGCCAAGCTCGATCTACCTGAGGCCATAGTAGATCTTGGAGTGGGCACGCGGCGCGCTGGGATGGCAACTCATGTGGTCGAGGGTCCAGGTGCGCAACAGATGGAAACCATGCTTCAAAGCAGGGCAAAGGTCCAGTTCCCACGCGTACTTAATGCCGTCAAACAATCCTTCGGCATTAAACGTCAAAACTTCTTTAGGGAGCAAAACAGAGTCATTGCAGAGCAAAAAAGTCTGTCAAAGCCATTTTACAAAGAGGCTTACGAGGCCGCGCCAGACGTGGATATGGGTACACACG